ATAGGTACATTTTTTTCTATAATTACTTCTTCTTTCATTCATTCTCCTTTAGTTGTTTTAATTCAAGCAGCCTTGCAGCACAATAGACCATGCAATCTAGTATTTCTTCAAGAGCTTCCTGTTGAAAGTCCCTGTCGAATAAGACATTAGGTCTATTGTACTTCTTAGCACCGAGTTCTAGTCGTTCTTCAATCAAAGCAACTATTTTTTTATTTGTATTCATTTTTACTAGCAGATCTTACTGGTGTTATCAATCTACGACTTACTTTACATTTTCTTTTAGGGCATTCCTTAAAGTAGTTGTCCTTCTTTAATTCATTAACCCGTCCAGATACTGCATTGATTTCATATCCAGTTATTGCAGCTATTTCTCTTAGTGACATACCTTCTTCATCCTGTCCATTGTTAAAATAGACAGCATTGAATATAGTTAACCTCTGGTTTCCAGAAGTACCATCTTCATTGATGTTCTTGTATGCTATTCTTGATGTCGTTCTTGGCATAATTAACTCCTATTTTTGTATCGTTAACTTCTAGTTTAACATGAAGATTTTCTCGTTCCCTATTAGCTTCACATCTTACTTCTAACATCTCTATTAATCCAGTCGATTTGCTTTTGTATGGTACAACTGATAATAATTTGTTAGTATTGTAAGCTGTTCTAAATGAACCTTTACTTGATGCTATATTCATACCTTCATGGAATGCTTGTTTAGTTATTTCACTAACAGCAAACACAATAAGGTTATTCTTTACAGCTAGTTCCATTAGAGCTTGCGATGCTTCTTCTACCTTCATATTGTTATCTCTATGATTACTCTTAAACAAACCCATATGATCTACAACTACGATCTCTGGCTTTATAGGTAGCATCATTATTCTTTTCTCAAGTTCATAAGCATATGGTGCAGAGAAGTCAACTGTTAACCAGTCTAGCTTCTGAGCTACACCATTCTTACTACTCTTGTAGTGCTCTCTTATCTGCTTTTCATTCCAACCCATCTCCATCTGAATGAATCTCATCATCATTTGTCGAGGAGACATTTCCATTTCCATGAAATATGTTGGACGTTTCAAAGCATTAACCCAATTCTGTAGTAGCATAGTCTTCATAGACTTTGGAGGAGCTTGAATAATGACCACTTCCCCAGGGTATATAGGGAAGTCTTGATTATACAATTTACCTATATTAATTGGTTCAACATCTGACATGAAGAACTCATGTAATACCTCTTCCATCTCATTAGCACTCATTGTGTTCTGAGATTTTTTGGCCTTGTATAATTTGCAAGTACTACTACAATGCTTATCCATAATAGGATCACTGCATCCATATCTATTTCCTTGTCCTCCGTGTGCCTCATAAGCACTTTTAACTATGTTATCCATCTCTTTCTGAGGGAAGGGACTTGAATCTGTGTTTACTTTTCTTCTCCACATTTCCATGACCATCTTAACATAGCTCTCTGGATACAGCCATCTTAAATGAGCTGACAATCTAAGTGCAGTCATATGTCTGCCACCTATATCAACACCAGCCATCATACGCTGGATGCATGTATAGTTAACAGGATCAGGGTCTCTACCCATTGACTGCTTCAGTATAGTTTGTTTAACCTCATTAGATGTACGTTCTCTAGCATCAAAGACTGGACTACATTCAAGTTCAATATACTTATCTTTCTGTGGTTTCTTTGCATAAACAAGTATATCTTTTACATCTTTATCTAGCCAATTACTAGGTATATGTACCTTATACAGACCAGACTTACTGTTTCTTGTATTGACAACACGTATAATTCTTAGCTTGTCAGTTACAGATGGGTCTGCATATTCAAATACACCATTGTTCTTTAATGCATCCTTTACTTTCAAGTGTAAGTTTGGATCTGGTTTCCACCTGAAAGAACTGGAATGTATACCAACATGAAATCCTGTACCACTAAAGTAAACTTTATATGGAACATCTAGATCTTCAAGTAGTATAAGTAAACCTTTTGTTTTATCTCTTGCACGTTCAACGCTCTTACCATCTATGTCAAGTAAGAACTCATCTGGCATGTATATTCTACCAGGAAATCCAGATAAAGATCCTTTCTTCTTGCAGTAATCAATGACATCTTTATCGTAGTCATACAAAGACACAAACGTATCAGCTGCTCTACCATGTAGCTTATCCACATTGGATGCATCTTCAAAGCAGTGTCTTTTCTTTACCCCGTAGGCAAATTCTTTAATCATTTTACTGGTTCCCTCCCTTTTAACTTACATTGATATAAGTATCTAGCTCTTTTATCTACTGTTCTTACTACAAGATGTGTATAATCATCTGCTTTTGGATTAGTTGACATACCTATATCATCTCTTGTTAACCAATGGACATATTCTGTTAGTCTCATTGTGTATTAAGGTAATCTTTATCAGCTTGTGTATTCTTTTCTAAAACAAATCTCAAAGCTTCTGCCCACCCTTTATTTCTCATGTATTCACCATACTGCTTGTAAAACATACTCTCTGTTATTGGATCTTTCTTGCCTACAACTTTTGCACTACTTTCCTTCTCTACTCTCTCACAATGTTTTAAAGTTCTCTCTATTGCATCTTTTGATAGCATATTACCGTCTCCTTTTTATTACTACACCATAATTGTTAGTCATAGCAGGACCCTTTGCCCTGCCTTTATCTTTTCTAGACATATAATTAAATACATGATCTATTAATTTCTGTCTTTTAGACTCGCTCATCTTTCTATTCCTCTTAGGTATTTTACTTCGTTTACAATCTTTACAGATATGAATATTCTTTAAATAGAAATATGTTTCCATTTCTGTTTTCTTACAAACTTTACATTTTTTATTACCTGTAGATTTATTTTTTCTACTCATTTTTTCCTCCATTTTTAAGCAAGGGGAGCCAATCAAGACCCCCCTTAGCTTTACCTTAAGGAGAGGTATTGATTAGCTGTTGAATATATCATCAGCATTATCGTTAACATGTTGTGCTTCAGCTGCTACCGTTTCCACTACTGGAGTTGATAACATATCAGCACCGTTCGATTGATTACCTGGATTAAGTTTAGGTTCAATATAATCTTTATAATATGATTCACCTCTACCTTTCCAGTAATCTACATCATCAGCAGAAAATGTCTCTGCTACATTCTCAAACTCAGTTGGTGCACATACTGGAGAGATTCTCCAATAGTCACCATCTTTGTATGTGAAAATGTTTAACTTATGCCCTCGTAATTCAGAAGGTTCATCAGATACTTTTACAATAGTACTTCCACCTTCACTGTCCAACGCATCAGTAATCCCTGCGTTAGCAAAGCGAAAGATTTTACCTATTGCAAATTCCTCACCTTCTTTATTAGTCTTAGCATACACTCTCATATTGAGAGTTTCAGGCATACCTTCAAACCAGATGTCTAAGTATTTACTATCTTGCCATGTACCATAAGCTGCACGTGTGATAGTAGCCTCTTTCCATCCATGTTTAAAGCTTCCGCCTTTACCTTTTTGTATCGTTATTGTTCTCATTTGGTCTCCTTTATTAGAGTTTGCAAACTACGGGTCTTCCCACTACCAGGAGATCCAATGATTAGAATCCTAGCACCAGGCCACCCTTTCTTTTTAGCTGCATCTATTACAAGCTGATAATCTTGAGGGATTTCAGTAGCCAATAGATCAGTTCTATCTTTAGCGTGATCGTATGTCTCACTTCTTTTTGTTACCCAAACATAATCTCTTTCATTCTTAGCATTTACTATAGTCTTTGTATAGAAAACAAAGTCAAACCATTTAGATATATCTTCTTTAGTTGATCCATCTATATATGGTATAAGCTTGTTGTTTCCATCATCCATAGTCTGTACTTTTGAATGACAATTACATACAACTACACCAGGTATTTGACTTACAAATTCAAGACAACCATCAAGTTTATTCTTTAGTTGTCCCCATTGTTGTAGTTTCATCTTACCATCTCTGTCGGTAAGTGTTCTCATAAACTTCTTAGATAATTCAGAGAATGTATCAATCACTACAGCATCTATAACAGTACCATTTTTAGGTACAGTATGAACTTGCATTTCTTTTATCTCTAAGCTACCTATCTTCTTACTTACTTCTACATTTGCTTTAGTATATATCTGAGCAATTGTACCTTGGAATTGGTCCCAAGTAGATGGTTCCATAACAGGGTATGAAAACATTTTTTCAATATCTTTATGGGATCCAATAGATTGCGAACCATGTTCTAAATCAAACATCAATACTTTCATTTGTACTCCTTATTGTTTTTAGTTGAAACGGGCACCATACTGATTAGCACGATGCCCATTAAAGCGAGCCATATCATCAAGAGATAGCCCTATAATTTACGAATACTTTACCTTTTTTGCAAGTGTCATTGTAGGGAAATTGAAACTTATTTCCGTCTCCATTGGTTGCTTAGTCAGGTATTTCCTGATAGCATTAACAATGAAACTTCCACTCATATTCCCACAATAACTAGTGCCTCTTGCACTGCAAGGTTCAGGATCACCCTGATCATCATCATACCATGTCTTCATATAATTTCTTATAGTAGGACTAATAAATGAATACTGTTGGTAATGTTCTGAACCCATCCTCCCATCTATTAACAATTCAGGAAAGACTTTTTCTTTTCTATACATCATTAAGACCTTTAAACAATCAAGTCTTGCTGACATACTATCTACTCCAAGTACAGCTATTTCTTTTTCACCACCTCTTTGAGCATACCACTCATTTAATTTTCCTTGGTGTACATTAACAACTGCTTTCTTATTTATAGATAGTATATGTTTCTTGAGTGCATCAACCTTTGGTTCATCTACATCATCATAATTATATTGTTGTATCCCAATGTTATGTTCTTCAACAATATCTGGATCATATAATGAGAAGTGTGATGCATTCATACGTGCCAATTGCATGGCTGCAGAGCTACCAATAGCCCCGCAACCTATAATATGAAACCA